TCCAGTAACAACATTAGCAAATGTTACACTATCGGAAGTTCCGACTGGCTGACCAATACTAACACCAGTAGAATTTACTGTAACACCAGTTCCGGCATCGACCCATACACCAGATGAGTTAGAAACTAGACCACCGTCTAGACCAGCCTTAACTGCAACAGTAGAAGCATTTACTTCAACACCGTTACCTGCGCCAACATCTAGAGTTACTGTACCTTCTGTACCACCGCCGTTTAGACCATCGCCAGCAACTACTCCAGTAATAACGTCAGCAGCTGGATCTCTCCAGTATACGCTAGTGCCATTAGAATGAAGAACCTGACCGTTTGAACCGATAGAGCCATTAGCATCGATACCAACTGAAGAACCAATGAATAGTCTGGTAGAATTAGCTACAAGGGAAGAACCAACCTGTAATGTAGCAGCATTAACAGTAGTTGTTAGGATTGTATTCGAAACTGAAAGAGTGTTAGAAACCTTATCGAAGGTAAATCCAGCAGATGCGTTAGCTACGCCAGAATCGTTGAACTGGACCTGTGTGTTCGAACCAGTAGTACCAGTTCCCCAATAAACTGTAGAGCCATTAGAAACTAGAACCTGACCAGCTGTTCCAGTAGATCCATTAGCGGAAAGAGCGCCAACGACTGCATTAGCTACAATAACTTTATCGATACCACCAGTAGCATTAGCTACTAGAGCATGAGAATTGGTAAGTGTACCTGGATACTGAGCACCACCAATACGAAGAACACCAGAACCATCTGGAAGACCAATGTGGAGCGTATTAGAGGCTTGCGTGAACGCCAATTCACCGTTTGATAAGCCTGATACAACTGCGTTAGCTACCGAACGTTTGATTTGAATCTTATTATTAGCCATTAGATGGTCCTTTTGTTATTTTTATCTATTTATTATTTAAAAAGTCCCACCGTCCAGGTCGCCCACGATATCGGTCATATTCAATTTCTGGACTATATATTTGTCGGTGACAGAATCGTATACTGGAACCGCTCCAGATGTTTCTCCGCTAGGAGATACGTCTTTAAGCGCATCTAGTCTATCGACTCCAGAATTAATAGTAGGGACGCTTTTTAACGTAACTGGGTTTGTGGGGTTAATCACCCCAGTAGAAGATTTTCTAGAAATAGAGACGTTTATGGTTTTGTTTATTGACATCTTTATCTCGTTACATTAGGCGTTACAGTTACGATACCTTCAATAATTCTAGAAGTTGTATTTCCCGCAGCTTCGGTGACTTCTACATCGTAGACATATCTTCCAGCGGTTAGGTTTGCAGTCTGTCCGGCTGTTAAAGAAAGAGTTATAGTTCCTGCCACTGTGTTAACAGAAGAAGAAAAAGATATTGAATTAGAAGAAGTATACCATTTTCTCATTTGAGAATTAGCAGTGTATCCTGCTAGATTTAAAATATCGCCGTTCTCGTCGGTCAAATCTAGAGTAACTTCGTATGTAGCGCCTTGGTCTATTACTAGATTAGCTTTTGTTGCCATTACACTGTTAACCTTGTTGTCTTGACTGTTAATGGTGTCACAGCTGTATTAACATATAGTCTTACAGTACCAGCGCTAATATTAGCATTAAATACAACGAATGTGGTGTTAGAACCTATCGTAGCATATTCTGTAGAATAAACGCCAGATCCATCCTGTACCAAAGTTATTTTGGTTGCCATAACTTTGCTGTTAGAAGAATCGTTTACAGCGATAACGTAGTCGGCAGCGGAATAATCAGCTGCAGAAAATGAGTCAATAAGAGTCCAACCTGTAGAAGAAACAGCTGTAGTTATTTTGGATCCGCCAGTTTCCACCCAACTTCCGTTAGCGTTTAGGTAATATTTTCCAGCATTCTGAATAGTTGAGTTGGCAGGAATAATAGCTACGTTGACAGAAGAGTTACCAACAGAAACAACGTTAGCAGTAAATGTGCCGCTAAGAACAGCGTTACCAGAAGTAACGTTATTATTTCCGGTGCTATCAGAAGTTAATACAGCGCCAGAAGTATGATACGCTAATTCGTTTACTCTATTAATAAAGTATTCCCAAGTATTCGTATTGGCGGTATTAGCTACTGTAATTGACATGTATTATTTTCCGTTTTCTACCAGCTGCAGTAAAAGATTCTTAACTTCGTCTATGCTAGACTCAATTTTCTTAATTCTATCTTCATGAGTGGTTACATTTCTCATGATTTCCCTTTGACGTTTATAAGCAGCCAATCCAGTATTATCCACATTTATCAGAGCGCCTGGATTGTTTTTCTGTCTAATGTACTCTTTAGTTTCCATTTATTACACCATTAGGGCTATGCCACGAAGATCGTCAATCTTAGGTACAAAGACTCCGCTTGTACTTAGTAGAACGATTTTGATGGCGAAAGTTTTATAATCAATATATCTAGCGCCAGAGTCATTGTAATACTCAATCTGACCAAAATTAGCAGCGTTAGCAAATGCTCTGTTAACACGAGGACCAGAAATAGTATGAACTTCTCCTGCGCCAGTTCTTGACTCAGTCAAATTAACGTTAGCGCCGCCTGGAGTGTTTGCCAGAGCAATTGCCGAAGAATTAGCAAAAGAGATATAATAATAACTATTTGCTGTTAGTCCACCAATTGCAGTGTTTGATGCTGGTACAGCGTAGTATACCTTATCGCCCACAGTAAATGTAGAATTAGCAGCTTCAAGAGCAATTGTTTCGTTTGTATTGCTTACACCAGTTGTATTAGCTGTAATGTTATACGAAGAATAACCTACAGATGTTGGAAGAGTATAAACAAATTCCTTGAAATCAAAACGATCGATCGGGCTGCAATATAGCTCGGCGCTATCGTTTGTCATTTTTGTCCATGCCTTATCTTGTAGACCTTCTGGATCTGAAGAAGATAGGTATTTGACATAAACTTCAACGTCAGTGTTATATGGACGATATGCTGATAGATATAGTTTCATATCTTCAGAATCCTGACCATCAGCTAGAACAATTGGCTGGCTGATGTAACGACATACAGCGTTACCGTTTCCAGTGTCTTCGCCATAGCTGCTGAAGTTGATTGTGTTATTAAGAATCTTTACGCCTTTTCTTGAAATATCAATAGCTGGCGAAACATACTTCTGAACACAAGTTAGTTCGTTCTTAATAGTTACAGATTTATCTGTTCCTAGAATTCCAGGCTCGTTTGAACGGCTGTAAACAACTCTTTCGTAGTCTAGCATTTCTCTTTCAACATCGAAATCTAGAGCGTTGTAATCTGTATCAACGACTCCTGAATTAGAAGAGCCTTTGAACGAAGTTGTTATTGCTGTGCCAAGAGGAGTAATAGTTGAGAATCTTGGAACAATTGCATGATACGCTTTATTATCAATGGTCGAAATAGTAGCAGTAGCAATCAATGTATTTGAATTTGCTGATGCTTCTGCAGTATTTCCAGCAGTTCTGAATCTGAAGAAACCAATCTTCTGACCAGCCGCAAAAGTTCCAGTAGAACTATCAAGTATCATCTGATTATTTGCGATATCAATTGACTGAAGCGAACCATGAATTAATGCTGGGCTATTAATAATAGCGTTTGAAGAAGCATTAATTACATAAACTTCATCGCCACCAGCGGAAGATGGAATAACCAAAGAGTTAGCCAAAGCGACACCAGTATATGTAATATACTCGTCGTTTTCGTTGTTAAAATATGCCTGACCTGTACCAACAGTAAAGTTAGCAACGTAAAGGTTGAACTTTACGTCCTCTCTTGGTAGAGCTGTCCAAGTTCTGGCGTTTGATGAACGGAATGATTCGCCAGTATATGGATTTAGACCAATCTGCGATTTAGTTGTTACGTCGAAATCGCCAAGCTCTGCAACCCACATTCTATAATCTGGGCTGCTTGATTCTGGTTCTACCCAGAAGGCGTAATCAGTGTTACCAGATAGATAAATTGGCTCGTTGAACGTAAAGGTTGTAGCTACGTTAGCTGTATCAGAAACATTAACATTATTAGCATCGAGACGACCCCAACCATAAATCTTATTGTTGTCTGGTAGCCCAGCGTTCATTCCACAGACAACGACACGAATACCGTCGTTCTGATCTTTAGACTTGAAGAACAGATCAACCTTAGTTGCGAAAACGCCGCTTTCTTGTTGTGGTGATTCTACCTTGAATGACTGAGCGATAGGATCACGGAAATAAGTTGTTGTGTAGTTATAGGCATAGCAAGTTCTTACATCAGGAGTAATAGTTGTGATTGTTGCTTCTTGACTTGTTGTTGTAATATTACTTGCAACATAAGTCCCTGATGCCTTAGAAAGAGCAGCATCGTCGCCGTAAACCAAGCTATCAGTGTCCATAACCATGAATCTTCTCTCACCAACACGGAACTGGTTGGCAGGAATATTGAAGACGCCGAATACGTTACCAAATTGGTCTGAGTAAATTGGATCGCCAAAGTTTGCAGTTCTTTTAACAACAGCGGCTGGATTTGTTGTCTGCGCTGCTGCAGATACTATAGCTGAAGTAGTAATTCCTAGACCAACATTAAGAGTTCCTGCTGCACAATAGGCGTCAACAGGGGTCTCGTCAAAATAACAATACATTCTTGACGAAGGCTTAACGCCAGTAGCAATAAATGCGATTGTCTTAGACTTAATATATGGCTGAACAGCAATATCAGTTAGGAACTTGCCTAGCTCCACAGTATTAGTCATTGGAACATACCAATGAGTTGTTACTAGCTGTTGCCAATAAGTTGTTTGACCTGAATAGATATTACCAGTCTGAGCGTAAACTTGCCATGGTCCGTAATGTGAACCCCAGATGTTACCAGCTTCGCCCAATTCTACGAATGGCTGCATCAAATCTAAAACAGCATCAGCGTTCGGAATCTGAGTTTCATCTTTATTCATATCATAATTTGGATAAAGATTTAGAGTTCCATTCCAAGACCAAATATCTTGGTTGTTGTTTCTAAATTTCGTAGCATATGGCTGTAGAATATATGCTTCGTGAGTGTATGGTCTAGTAACAAGTTTACCAGTTAATGTTACACCAGTGCTTGTGGTATTGTTATATGCTAGATCAATATCGTATTGAGAATATGTTGGACGACCGTGACCGTAACGAACATCAATCGACCATCTGTATCCAGGATCGTCTGCCTGAGCGAACAGGTGAGAAGTCATAGGATCAGCAAATATACCGTTCTTGAAACGATTTAGACCAGCAGCGTCTGGAACCTGGATATTCTGTGTTTTCTGTTCCAACTGGTTTAGAGTTGTATAATATTCTAGTCTCTTAATTCTCTGATCAAGCTGTCCAATATCCTTCATAGTATAAACTCTATTTGAAGTGATAGTGGTTCTTACAGCTAGATCTTTTCTCTTGTAAGTTTCAAGTTCACGAGCATTTAGAGTTGGGAACGGAGCAACGTTAGCTGCTGCGATAACCATAGAATCAATTTCAGGATTTGGATTCTTTGGATCTTCTGAAGGAACGCCTTGAATAACACCAAGCTGACCAGACTGGCTGATAGTGATAAGATCCATACGCCCTAGGAAGTATTCGATATCAGCCTGGAAATTAGAATCAGGCTCTGATAGATATGAGAATGTTCCGCTAATGAATGAGTTAGTTGTGGCTGGATTTACAGTGGCCCCAGCCATAGTGGTTGAACTGTTAGCAGTATTGGCTTTATACGCACGGAAATCTACTGAATCTCTTAGATCGTAAGTAGAGCTTCCAGTTTTATAAGTTGGTATTTCAGCCCAAGAAATAGTTGTATTGTTTACTGCTGAATTTGTAGTTGGATAAGAATCTACAGAGAAGAATCCAATACCGTTGTTTAGATTAGCAGTGAAGTGATCGACTTCGACTGTTAGATATGGAGTTGAAGCAAGATATCCAGTATATTCTGGTCTTAATATAAGAGTTCCGTGATCATAGTAATCATCTTTTTGACCAGAAGACAACACGAAATATCTTGTAATATTTTCGGCTGTTGTATTTGAGTAAGAAGAATTCGTTGAACCCCAAACATTTCTTAACTTGATAACATCAGGAAGACCAAGAATCCATGGCCCTGTAAACCCAGAAGCGTTATTTGCTAGGTTTAGCTTAACATATCTATTTTTATTGACGTCTTTTTTAGCCTGTGTTGCTTGACTTCTTCTCATCTTATACTGAACTGTCATAGCAGTTGTAGATGTAGTCAATGGAAGAGAAGAATTAGCAGAACCAGTGCTAATATCGAAAGTTGTAGAGCTAGTGATATTTACGTAACGACTACCTGGATAAGTTGCATCTAGAGGAACTTCATATCCAACTGGATAGAACTTAGCAACATTTGCAGAAGCATTAGTTACGGTACAATTTGCATTTAAGGTCATAACAGTGCTATTTGTAGAAACAATTCTACGATAATCCACTGTTCCGGAACCACCAGAGAAAATCTTAATATATTCGCCGTTAGCAAAATAAGTTGTTAGATTTGTGCCAGTAAGAGTAGTAGTTGTGCTACTTACACCAAAAGAACCACCAATGTTGATAGTAGTAGCGTTTGCTTTGAATGTTACAATAAATTCATTTTCTAGCGTATCACCAAGTTGGAATGGATAAGACCCTTGATAGCCAAGAGTGTCTGTTCCACCAGCATAAGAAGAATTTGATGTTACAGAAAGAATACCAAGATTTGATAGATTGGCAGTTGATGTTGCTCTGAAATAGAACTCAGAAGCATTAACAGCGCCATTTGAACTTCTAAGAGTTCTTAATGCCTTTTTACCAAATGGGAATACTAGATTAGTTCTACCGCTTTGATTTAGAAACGCAGTTGTAGAAGAGTTAGCAATATCAGCACGGAATTCGCCATATGTATTAATTGACGAATTGGCGATAATAGCTTTGGCGTCGTTCATGAAGCTCTTGCCGCTATTCATTGCAATATCAGTCAAGTAAATACGGTAAGTTGTTCCTGGAAGACCTGGATCGCCTTCATCATGAACGACCTGTTTTACCTTGGCGGTGCCGATCTTAGAACCATTCAAAGTGTAATCTGCTACACCAACAGAGATAGTTGACTGCTGAGTGTCATAAAGATCTACAGTAATGAAGTTAGAAAAGTCAAGCGCACCCATAACTTCATTTGCATATACGAAGTTGCCATAGTTTGTAGTGATTACCTGAGAGTTTGCTTCTCTTGTAGTGATAGCCTTATCGGTGTCAACTTTAAGAGAAGAAATAAAATCTACTCGTTTACCATGAACGTAGCCTGTGCCTGTTGAAACTTCATAGGCAAAAGCGTCTGTGTTTGAGGTGTTGGCTGCATAAGTTGCTTCCACCTGGAATGGTTTGGTTACATAATCACCAGATTCTTCGAAAGTTCTGGTGTTAAGAAAATCACCAAGAACAGAATATGGATCTGATTCTCTGTTTAGAACGATTTCATTGGTGATATTTGAAAATTCGAAAGCAATAAAGAATGATTCGTTATTTGCTACTTCTGTTCTTAGTCTTGAAACCAACGTTGGTGTCAACTTTAGACGATGCGCTCCGGGAGCGTTTTCGTTAGAATAACCAAGGGCGTTATCTAATAGTGATGTGTCTTCGTTTTCTGTTACAATTGATTCAGCTGTCTCGAACCCTACAACATATCCAGAAACGTTTGTACTATAATCACTTACGACTACTGTCTGTTGGTTAACCTTTTGGAAGAAACCTTTTTGGAACACCCAACCATCTTCGATTGTTAATCCATATCCCTTACCAACAGCGTTAACAGAGGTGTTTGTTGAAATAACGTAAATTGAATTGATTAAATTGTTAGCGTCAATAACACCGAGTTTAGATTGATTTTCGTCGTAAATATTAATCAATTCGCCATTAGCGAATGTAGTGTTTCCGTTAATACCAGTGTTTAAGTATTTTAAATGAAAACGATTAGTGTCTGGATAATTAACTTCTAGGCCAGCTGTGGTAACCATAGCCACAGCTCTAACGTTTGAAGACTGACCTACAAGAAGGCACTGATTGTTTACAGAAGTAAATACAGCGTTAGCGTTAGCAGTGAAATTGTCAGCTACACGAACGAAATCGAAACTCTTAATTGTGGTTGGCGCACACCCGTCTACCACGCTACCGTCGCTAAGAATTCTATTACCAAATTTGTCAATTTGGTTTTGGAGCATGGTCTGAACTTGTGTTAGCTCACGAGCCTGAACCGCTACAGTTGGGCGGAAAAGAATTCTATAATACTGCTTATTTTCGTTATAATCGTCGAAATAAGGGGAAGTATTGAAATCAGTTTCTAAAGGCATATTCGGCTAACCCTATCTTATAATTTGATTACCAGTCTAAATGTTTCTGACTGCGTATTTGAACGTTCTGTGTTATTTATGTTCTGCACGTAAAGGGGATATAAATCTTCTACGAAAATATCGCCTCTACTTTCGATGGCTATAGAAGTCACAATCTGATTATTTGTATTTAATATATTTTCACCATCGATAAAATATTTATCACCGACATAATGAACTGTCGAACCGTTAGACCAGACGACAGTTGCTCTAGCTTTGCTGTTTGCTCCAATAATTACGTCTGCATTACTGAAAGTATATGCTGGAGTACAGGTAGATATTTGGATCTGACTGAACGTATTTGAGCTATATCTAGAACCTTTAGATTGATTGTTTGCGATCAACGAGTAAGGATTCTTTATCAAACCAATTTTGTTGTAAACAACATTCGAAGAAATAGTATTAGACTCAGTATTAGCAAAAGTAAAAGAGATAGAAATCCCTTGCATGCCTAATTCTGTTGCTGGATCTCTTCCATGACCACCAGGAGGAGGAACGATCGGATAAACCGTGGCCCCGGAACCATAAGAAGAATTACTTACAACAACTGCATTAGCCCAAGTAATCGAAGAGCCTTTATCAAGAACAACAACGCCAGAAATAGAATTGGTAACAGTGTTTACTGTAGTGTAAGCCGTAGGGTTATTACCAGAAGCAGTGTCGCTCGTAAATAAAATTCTAGGAGAAATTTTATACAGAGAAGCTCCTGCGGTAAGAGCAGTAGTGTTAGCTGCAGAATCAAGAATTACAGTTCTAACGGGACCGTTTACTGTATAGCCAGTAATGTTAAAAATCTGGTATGCATTATTAGAAGAACTGTATAGATAAATGCTGTTATTTACATAATGACCTGGACTGATAGATGCATTAGATTCAATAACGAGAGCTGTTGAATTGGTGATGCCTTGTAAAGTCCCATTATGGTAAGTTTCGTAACCTGCACCAACGTTAGAAACAACCACAGTTTCGATTCCTGAATACGTTAAAGACGCAGCTTGGATTGTGGTGTTTGGATATACAGGAGCGTAGTGGGTTGTAGAGAACCTATCAAAATCTTCTGTAGAAACAGAAGTCAAATAACGCCATTTATAACCATCTTCTGTTGTTTCGAATGTAGTTGATTGAGTTGGTGTTCCAATCGAAGAAGGGTTTTTAATAGAAGCTGCACCGTTAGCGTTATCTATGCACTTATACACATGATAAGCCCCGCCGATAGCTGTAGGCGGAGCAATAACATAAAACATACTATTGGCCATATCTTTAGTATTGTCGTATCTATCGTAAACGGTGTTTGATGTCCAAACATATTTTTTAACAATAGATGAAAAATTATTAGCTAATAATCTTTTTCCAAAATGCATTTGCCAATCGTTTTCAAAATACACATCATAATCTGTATTAGCTAAAGTTGGTGTATCTCCTGGCCATGGTTCTGCGCCAGCAGCAAATGCATAATAATGAGAAGTATTTGATGAAATATTATCAACAATTTCGTCAAAAATAGATTTTCTGAATGATGATGTAAGTTTACCCATTATTTAACGTCCGTTAGGTATGAACCATACATATTTGTTCCATCGCTTATAAACATTATAATATCTCTAGCGTTAGCATCGGTAGTTAACACTGGAGCCACTCCAGCCGTCCATTTGAACACAGAATTCCATGTCAATGATTTGTTTCCAGTACCATCTTGGATGACATGAAGTATATAAGTTCCAATCTTAAGATTGGTTGGCGCCGCCATGGCTCTGTTCCCGCCAAGAGTTACAGTGGCTACTTGCCCCGAAGATGTATCCCAATTAATAGTAGATGCATCTGTTAGGGTTTGAGAGAGAACATTGGCTTGGGCGACACTAACTGTTCCCTTAAAAATAGTATTGGCGTTGAAATTAGATACACCATTGCAATTAACCACACCAGTAAAAGTGGAATTACCAGTAACATTTAAATTACCAGCAACATTAGCTGTGTTAGAAAGGATAGCAGCCCCAACTACCGAAATAGTATTACTAAAATATGTTGCTTTGGTAAATGAAGCGTTTGATGTAAAAGAAACGTTTCCATTAAATGTAGCAGTGTTATTGAACGCCGCCGTTCCAACAATGTTAGCAGAAGCTGTGTTTTCTATCAATACGTTTGCAGCGAAAGAAGTTATGTTTGATATATAAACTGGGCCAAGGGTGTATAAATTAGTGTTTGTGACAACGTTGGCGGCAAAAACAACATTTCCATTAAATGTAGCAGAATTGCTCCAAGTATAAGTTGCGTTTGTATTAACGCCAGGAACAGTAGACCAATAAACTGTAGAACCATTAGAAGTAAGTAGCTGACCTGATGTGCCTACGCTACCATTCGCTTCAAGCGTGATAGTGCTTGGAATTTTGAATATCGAAGAGTTTACTGTAACATTTCCGACAGTAACCGAAACTGCATTAACAGTGTTTGCTTGGATATCTTTATTAAAGATATGAGTGTTCGACCAAACAAAATAACCAGCAGTGTTAACAGAGGCAACGCCTGGAGAAGACCAATAAACCTTTGAACTTCCATCAGAAGTTAGATACTGCCCTGCAGTACCAGTACTACCATTGGCTTCAACGGGTAATGCGCTTCCAAACGAGAACTGGGAACTGTTGACAACGAGTTTACCGCCAACCTGAAGTATAGCAGCATTAGCTGTTCCTGAAGTGAACACGCCAGTGCTATTAGCAACTGTGCTAGTTCCAACAGTATGGGAAGCAGCGTTTACTGTCCCTGTATGATAAGCACCAGTAGAATTAGCAACGAAATTAGAGCCAACAGTGTGCGATGCAGAATTGATCGTTCCTGTATGGTAGATACCAGTGCTATTGCCAACAAGACTAGAACCGACTGTATGAGAAGCTGCATTAATTACTCCTGTGTGATAAACGCCTGAAGCATTACCAACAAGGTCTGAACCTACAGTAAAAGATGAGGCATTAGCCGAACCGTTTACAGTAAGAACTGTGGAATTTACGAATAGATACTGGGCTACGTTTAATAGACCACTGATATTTACGTTTGCTGCAGCGTTAACAAGGGAAGAATTAACGCTGAAGTTCGTAATAGCAATTCTACTATTATTAGCTGTGAACGTGGCGGTAGAGTTACCGAAATAATAACCAACTGCATTAGATACAGAAGCATTGACAGTAGAATTACCGACTGTAACCATACCAGTCATAGTGTATGTGGTATATATTTCAGTAAAATTATTATTGATCTTGATCATACCGTTTCGAACGGTATCACCAGTTCCATCGTTTGGCGCTGAACCTACGTTAACAACCTGTTGTACCAATTTCTATCCCCTTAATTAAGAAATTCTATCTACTGTTGTCGCTGAATCGCAAAGCAATACACCGCTCGAAGACAAGAACTGATATCCAATAGGTAGAATATCTGCTTCTGTAGGCTCTTCTAGGATTCCCAGTAATTCCTGTTCTTCGCTTATTAATAAGAACTTTCCGAACAATTCAGAGCCTGAAGAATGGAAAGTTTCGTATAAGATATTCTTATATTTATCTAAAGTTCTAGCAACTTGTATTTCATAAGAATAATCTTGATAATAATGACTATCTTGAATATATTTATTAGAATTCAAGAAACCTTGAGTGTTAAGCCAATAACCCCTTCCTTTACCATAACCTCTCAAAACCACTCTACCAGTTATTTCTGCAGAAACGTTAAAAGAAGAAATAGTGGCTTCGAGTTTTGCGCCAGAACCGTTAGTTGTCTGAATAGATATATTTGGAATAACATCGTATCCAGACCCAGCAGTGGTCAGAGTTGTAGAAACAATAGAACCGTTGGCGTCGGTTGTGATATAACCTTGCGCCGTAAGACTAGGAAACCCTCCCGAAAAAATCATTTTTTCATTATTAGCGTAACCTTGCCCAGATTTAATAATGTTAACATTATTTGAAATAGCGCCATAAAGATACGCTTTTACATATTCTTCTTCTGTATATCCTTTACCAGAACTGTATAGTCTTACTTGCGCAACAACACCATTACCGCCTGTATAGTTGGCGTCAATACTCTGATTTTCACCATATACTTCTCCTGCAGGATTAGCCATCAAGGATTCGTAAGTAGCAAACTGAGAAGGAAGGATAGTTGGCATAACTCTATAAACTGCGGCTGCAGTAGAGTTTAATGTAGGTTTACCATACAAAAACATGCTTGTTGAGTTAACAACTTCTTTGATTACAAGAAGCTGTTTGGTGCTTGATAAGCTAGAATTGGCTTGAACTTGAATTACACTATTACCACTGAAAATTGTAGTAAAGGCTGTGTTAACGCCAGTTATATAAGGTAAGAATGTAGCTTCGAATTGCGCACCAGATCCAGAAGAATTTCCTCCGGTTGAATTTGAAATCATAATATTAGAAGTTGGAGCAGAGAAATTTGCTCCGTAATTCGAAACAACTAAACTAGTAATACCACCGCTAGAATTAGTAGAAACAGTGGCAGTGGCGTTTGTGCCTGTTGGATTAACTACAGTAACATAATCGGTGTTACTGTATCCTGACATTGTTCCTACCGCAGAAACTGTATAAACTCTAGTATTTGTTGAACTGTAAGAAACATTTCCTCTCATGGTATTTGAAGCGAGAGTAGATCTTACGAAAGTGTTTGCTCTCTGGACATAGCTGTTACCAATTTTTACATTAGAAAGACTAGCTATTTTTCCGAAAACGCTATTTGTAAAAGACAAACATCCATTGGTAGTATTAAACGTATATGTCAGTATTGATGTATTGGTGTTTCCATAAGCTGATCCATGAGCTACGTTTGTAATAACAACTGAAGGATTAGTATTAACGAAAGCTGATCCAACATTAGAAATTGTAAAATATAAAGCTCCACCAGTAGCGTTTGTTAACATGGTAACAACAGCGTTAACACCACCTGGTTGGTCGTTCACGAAAATAATAACATCGTTATTGTTGTAACCTAATGGAGTTCCGGAATAAGAAATAGCGTTCAAACTCACATTTGAACCTATAGCGGAAACTAAATTGGCTCCTGGGTTGTTTGGGAATCCATAAGAAGTTGCATTAATGGCTGTATTAACGTCAACCATATTACAAATGAGGTCAGTGTTATAGGTAACTTCTTGAGGAGAGATAATTGAACCTATATCAAAAGAAGCGCCCTGCCCGTAATTGTCTCTTAAACCTCTATATGTAAATGTTGATGCATTGGCGGTAAAGCCCCAGCCGCCTTCCAATATATCAAAATACAAAGAACCGTATCCAAGAGCAGTTTCGGTAACTTTGACCATACCTTCCACGCCCTCTGAGATACGAACACCCGTATCAAGGTCGTTAGAAGCGATTTTTAGAATATCACCATTTTTGAAACTCTGGCCACCAGAAGTAATTTCCAAATAATCAAGCGACCCCAAAACATGAGAAGCTGCAGCTACTGCAGTAGCATTTGCTTCTTGTCCTTTTAGTACAATAGGCTCGTCTACAACGAAATCAATACCTCTTGGTAAAATATTGCTTATATAAAGAACGCTAGATATTTTACCAGAAAATGATTCTCTTACGTAATTCTCAACAACAGCAGTTGCGCCAGAAGTAATACCAATAATAGTTTTACCAACGTAATTTTGAAGAGCTGGTGAATCGGAAAGTTCTAGATATTTTGGTTCTAACCAAATGCCATCAGAAGCTCTAAGAATATCTTTTCCTGGAAGATATACTTCAACATCTTCTCCATAAACAAGTTTGAATAGCAAACGATAACATTGAATTGTACCCTTAGAACGATAAACGTCCAAGATGTGTTTTAATAGGAATCTTTTACTTGTAATGGTTTTGAATGGAATACCGTAAAGATATTTTTGTTGGAAATGAATAAGAAAACGCTCTAGTGTGCTATCGATATCACGATAACCCATAAGCTCACGTGCTTCTACTATTGGACCACCATCAGCCGCTTCGTGAGTTGAACTCTCGGTTTCCATCCATTCGTAATACGCTTTAATGAATAGAATAAAGTTCTCACCATCTTCCTGATAAAACGCAGGAAGCTGAGACTCAATAAAATTTGATATAAATTTTTCTTGTGAAAAATCCATTAGTTTCTTTTCTCTTCTATGGTAACCGTAACATCATTTGGATCGATCACAAGAATATTTTTTGGGCCAGCAAAAATATCCCTATCAGCTGTTCTAGCGTAAACAGAAATATGACTAGTATAAGAAGCTATATTAATGCTGTTAAGTTTTACAATACCAGAAATATAATCTACAGTGCCAATAGTTGCTAATTTAGTTACCTGATTACCGACTAGAGTATATATGTCCATATTTCCATGAGAATCGTCTTCAAAATAACTAAATGGATACGCTACACCGTCAGTATGATTATATGTAAACTGTGAAGAAATCACTGATGCATGAGCGTAATGAACATTATAATCAGATCCATGAAATGCAATATGACTCTGAGAATACGTTGGTTGATTCTCTAAGTAAATTGTATTATTGAAATAGAGCGTCTCATTATAAGTTCTATTCACAAGAGGAGCCATTCTCTTAATAATACGGAAATCTGTCTGATTGCTTACGACGCTACTATCGCTGTCGTCAATATGAGCCACAAGACGGCTGTATCTGAGATCGGCAGCAAACATTTCTAAGTGTTGATCGCTGTAAACATTAATAGCCGACAAAACAATATTTCTAAGATCAGAAACTGTTTTATCTGTTGAATACGGGTCATATTGAACAGATGAATCCAAACGAACATAAAGATAGTCAGGATCGGCTGTTTCTACTCTATTTGGCAGAGCAATATAATCCTGAAGATATCTTACGATAGTTTCTTTTACATAATTTGGTGCAATTTCGCCCGCTGTTGGTTTCAGACAAATAATAACTCTACCATATTTCTTTTCTGGAAGCGTTTCTCCGCCGAACACAGCAACGTCAGCTATCTGACCTTGGAAATTGTTTTTAACTAGCGAAGCGTAATCGTCTGATGAAACTGCTCTTTGCTGAGTTGCAAAATATCTTGGAGCATTGAAACGAACAGAATCGATACTCTCTTGATTGGCTCCACCAGAAGAATTAGCTGAGACTGTTACTGGAGCAGAAACAATAGTTCCACCATTGGAAGGACCAATGTCGTCTGAAATTGTAAGCTCGGAAATACCATTACCATCAGAACCGTTTGTTACGATGTATTCCACAAGAACTGTTGAAGCGTTTAATGGTTTTCTACCGAAATTGCCATCACCGAAAAGAATTTCGTATTGACCGTTTTGAGTAGATTGTAAGAAGTAAACGTTAGATGTAGAATCTAGACCAAACAATGTTGGCTTTTTGGTAAATAGTGTGTTTGAAGCTCCAAAATTTTCTACAACATAAACGTTGATAGTGTCAGTGTCAATTTTTGGGTCTGATAAAATGAATCTTTGATTTTCGATATCGTAATTTACCAAGAATGATTCGTTATTATATGAACCTTCTTTAATTTGTAGATTAGCTACAGAAAATGTATCATTAGTTGAAGCATAAGTTTGAGTGTCTGTGGTAACGAATTGGAATGTACCGTTTGAGTTTGTCCCAAAAAATCTAGTTCCTTTTGGAACTGAAAGAATACCAGTAGTGGTTGAAATACCTGTGGTCTCGAACGCAATATTAACGTTAGAAACAGCAGCAGAATAAGATCTTGGGGTGTAATTTAATTCTTTGGCGTGAGAAATAATAGAGTCATATTTCTGAGCGGAATCCAAAAACATTTCGGATCCGATCATATTAAGGTAAAACGAATTCAAATATGTGTTATATGATAGAACGTCCAAGAGAACGTTCATGTTTGAACCTTCGTAATCGTAGTCTTTAAGAACTGACTGCGACTTTAGAAAGGTTTTTAAATTCTGTTTTAGCGTATCGAAATCGAGAGAGCTAAGATTTAGTGAGCTGTTTGCTGCCATTTATCGGACTCTTTTTAGGACTAAATTAAGAGTAATAGGTTCTGGGTTATTTATTACTTGATAAATCAATGTTATCTCAACAGAATTTTCGTCTTGAGGGTCAGGAAAAAGAACTTCAATTACTTCGGCTCGAGGCTCAAAATTTGATATTGTGCTTCTAACAAACAATTCTATCTCTGAAGCATAATCTCTGTAATTTGGTTCGAATAACATAGAAGTAATATCGCAACCAACCGTTGGTTGGAACAATCTTTCGCCAAGGTTAGTGTAAACTAGGTTCTTGATAGATTGTGTTATCGAACGTTCATTGACAACTTTTGTAAGTTCATTGCCAAATATAGTTTTTGTGAACCCATTAGGAACATCAGAAAAATATTCTATTTTCTTATTAGAACCTATTAGCGTTTCTGCTCTAGTGACCATTTAGTTTACCTCTACGAAACCGCTAGTAGAAACGGCTTTAGGATTACAATGCTCACCGCCCGCTGTGGGGCACAAATTATCTTGCTGGGCGCTATCGTTATTAATAATGATAGATTTGCCACCTATTTTAATAAACGTCTTAGAAGCTATCAGTTCCCCATGACCATGGGTATTTTGATCGTTCTCGACCGCCCACAACTGCCCACCAATCGTAACAAACGACTGTCCGGAAACCACCGTAGTGGCTCCGCATGATCTTTGATCGCCGTGTTTATGAGCGTATGACATATATTTATTATCCTTGCTCGAATTTTATCTGTGGAGACTTGATAGTAATTGAACCACTTTCGATAGTAATTGTAGAACTACCAACTTTGAGTTCGATTTTAGTATCGCTCTCTATTTTTGTATCGCTTTTAGATTTGGTGCTTATTTTCGCCCCAGAATTAGCAGTCATGTCCTGATCGGACTGGAACAGCATGGTGTCCTGAGAAAACGCCTTGAATGCTTGTTTAGACTCTAATTTGATTTTCTGCTTGGCAAAAGCGTCCCAGTTTTCATTGAAATAATATGCGGTGTCTTTGTTGTTCATTTGGACATATTTGCCCTCATGACCATCTACTGTATCGCCTTCGACCTTAGTATATTTGTTCTTTTTGAAGGTTTGTCTATGATCGCCATTAACGCCAACATCGTTTGTACCTGAAGATCCACCAGCAATAATTTTTGCAGAGCCGTCTTTCACAAGCTCGATTTTCTTACCACCGATACCGAACATGCCGTTCATTTTGGCTACAAAAGAACCATCACCACCAGACTCTAATCTAAAAGTTGACTCTGTATTAAAATCGTAATGACCGTCGACGTGAACAGAATGACCTGCTCCAGCATATGAGTGTTTATTTCCTGGAGTTATTTCAAAATGACCTTCTTTGACATCATCATCTGCTTCAGTTACTTGATAACCACCAGAAGGGTTTAATTTCTGACGAAAAGTTTTCTTTCCTTCTTCAGCGTTTACATATACCCAATCATGACCACCACATTCGTCCCAATTACCATGAACGAAACCGTATTTTGGTTTGGTTTTCTGGTTACAGACTTTAGACTTTGGTGCTTTTTTGTTATAATCCTTATGCGCCATTTGTAGTCTCTTCAATTCCTAGTAGTGTTAGTAATGTTTGCATATCTGATATTTCAGTGTTAGAAAGACCGCTGTTGGTTTGTTCCGACCATGCACCAGATCCACCAATAGTTGCGTCGGGGAAGCCAGAACCTGCTCCTCCTCCACCACCACCAGAGCCTCCTCCAAGGCCACCAAAACCACCCATTAGACTGCCCATCATTCCACCAATATCACCTCCGCCCAAAATTCCTCCGAGTGTTCCAAAACCACCCATACCGCCGATTTGAGCAAGACTACCCAATCCGCCAAGTGCGCCACCGAGCCCACCACCGCCGAGTGCTTGCATTCCGACTTGTAGAATTTGATTGTTCATTCCCATTTGTTTCTGGAAATCTTCCATAACACTGGCTGTGCTTCCCGCAACCGTTCCGTTTTTTGATCCGATTTGTTCTTGTTGGAACATCTGAATAAGCTGCATCAACAGACCGATTAACATACCCATCATAGCAGCCATGTTGTTTCCGCCGCCTCCGCCACCAGCATTATTACCAATAATTAAGTTTCCTTGTTGAACTTCAATCTGTTTAATCCATTTATCAAGAACATCGTTCAAATAACGTGGGAATAATGGATCTGCTCCCTGACTAATAGTATATTGGGTTGGATCAACATAGAAATATTTGTCAAGATCAGCAGCAATACCACGTTCAACATTTGAGTAAATTTCCTCTTGTGCAGAAGCAAACGTATAAGTTCCCAATTCTCTTCTAACGTAATAAATTGTAGCTGTTAGGTCGTTGGGATCGATCCATTGATCGTAGCCTGGATATGGTTCGTTAGCAGGAGAACCATAATATTGTTTCTGGTAAAAGTCTGGAACTTCTTCTAGTGTAACTAGATTAGTTGGAACGATATCTCCATAATACGTTTCGTCATAAGAAGAAACTGGAATATTCAATGGTCCATAATAAATTGCTACTTTTAACAGAGCAGAAATCGCTTTAATGACGATTGGTTGATACCAGCTGTCTAATTGTTGTAATCCGCCATTAGGTAGAGTAATAAGAACGAACATTTTAATTACTCGTTCGAATCCAAATTTCTTGATAAGAATAGCGAGCGCCCCAACGAAACCATCAGTAAGAACGATACTCATTCCTGATGGTGTTCCTGTGACTGTGAAACCGCTATTACCACCACCAGAACCACCACCAAGACCAGCGCCCATACTCATAATGCCCATAATCATAGACATGTTTTGGTATAATTGAGGTATTTGCTGTGCTTGACCTTGAGGGTCTACTTCTTTAACAGCTTTTGGTAGATCTTTAGTTCCCTTTTTAGCAGCAGCCGTTGTTGGTTTGTCACCACTCGGTGCAACTTTCTTTCTTACATCTTCGAGCTTTTTGGCTTTGTTTTTTTCAACTCCTGGAGACTCTGGATATTTTGGATCTTCGGTTTTTGGTTTTTCCTGACCAAGAAATTGATTAAAGAAAATAGTTAAATCTTTGTCAAAGAAATTTTCTTCGTCTGTGCTAGAAAAACCAGGAGTATCTGGACCTGCATTTTTAGGTTCGATCTTACCACCAGTCTTTTGGTCTTTTTGTTTAATCTTATTTGCCATTATGCGTCGTCCAATTCTCCACGTGCAATCGAACCTAATACGATTGGATACAATTCTTCGGTGTCATGTTCCATATAACCAACAATAACTCTAGAACCCACCTTCAGCCCGAACGGTGTTGGACCAATTTTATGAGTAGATGCATGAGTTACTGGTTGCATAAGAATAGCCCAAGGAAGGTCTTCGTCCTTGACTTTCTGTGTGTCGTCTTGATGACCATGTAAACGTATTTTTACACGACCAGATTTTGTTGGGTCTTTCTTATATTCAACTACATAACCTGTTCTTAATTTCACGGTTGACCTCCACCACTTTGATCAAATGCACCACCTTTAATAACTCTAAGAATCATAGTAGCTCTTGGGGTTTGTCCCAGCGGTTTAATTTTTGTTCTAATTGCAACAACACAAACCTGACCGTTGAATTGTTTTTCTTTACCTGAACCATCAGCAGTTCTCGCAGGAATATCAAGTTTAATCATAGAACCCAATTTAATCTTTGGGTTGAAATAGGTTTCCAGCTCTGCAGAATTTTGCATCAAATAAGAAAGAAAATTTGCTCTATTATCTCTGGCATCTGCTGTTTTGTGTTTATCTTTGTCGTTCGCTTTGTCAAAAGTTGTATAATGATGGACAGCGTCAGCGTGTTGAGCCTGACCAGTATATTCTGGCTGTCCAGGAAGTTTAAACTGTTGAGGCTGATCTGGATCTGGCGAAGAAACTTTATGTGTTGTCAAATTAAACGTTTTCTGCGCTGATTTAGTTAACACTCGAGTCGGGGTAAAAAACGAATCAGAAGCCTTGAACCACATTATAGAGTTTTGTCTATCTTGATCGCTTGCATTAGAAGCGTCGAGTGTTGTTGTTTGTTTTAATGTAACGACTGGTTGTTCTTTGAACAGTTTTTCGAAAGTAGAAAATACATACTTTTGCTGATCGCCTGTTTCCTGAAACAAAACATAACAAGAAGATTTATCTTCCTGGGAAACGTGTAGACGATTTAAGTGTTTTAATGCATCTAGAGGATGTTTATTATTAAGAATAACTCTTCTTTTACCGTCTGTCTTACTCTTTTTGTCGATTTGTAATTTGGTCTTGAAACCTTTTTTCACAACATCTTCTACAATATTGTCAGTCGTGTCGTTATAGCTTTTCTGCATATAATTACCTTGAGCGTTTAATAGCTCAGGACATACTGCACGGATATCATATTGTTTGTGTTTTAGGTTGGAAATATTATGAATCGACTGATCGTTCAGATTTTTATTCTGATACATTTTCAACTTATATTTCTTTTGACCGCCGCTGAAACCACTGTCGGCTCCGGACAATGTTATCTCTATGTCTTTATCATACGCTCCTTGGATATTATTTTTACCAAGAGCGTCACTATGATCTAGGACTCTAACTTCTGCAACTGGACCATATGGATTTAGAATGTCTTCATAGATATTCAAACCAACATAACTAGCTTGTTTGAAATTTGTTAAATCCAAATCTCCAATTTTTAGAGAAGATATTTTAATATCACCAGCTGGCATATTAGAAAGGTTCCTTCATCAAGTTAATTAAATTGTCAACAGCGACTTCTGAAAGATTCTTTTCCATCACTCTGATGGTTTTGTTGTATTCGTTCTTTTCTTCTTCATAATCGTAATATGAAACGCTTTCCCAATATCTTTCTTCATCGGCTGCAATGTTATTTGCTACAACTATCACAGAATCATTTGTTGATTCGTTCTCAACAATAGTTATAGCTACGTTTATTTGGCTTTCTGTTCCATAAATGTAACTATTACCAGTGACCACAATACCAGCTGTATTATTAGTTTCGTATTGCCCTCTCATGTGTTGCAAATAAACGAAATTAAGGTTAGTGTTAGTCAAAAGCGAAGAATTGACATATACATTTACTGTGTTCGACATAACAAATTGACCGTTACCAGTATTATAATTATCAAAAACAACTTCAACAATTTCGTTATTGACAAATGCGCTTAACTGGTATGCATTAGCAGATACGGAATATCTAACTATCTTATTCGTATCTTTATTCCAATTTGACTCTTTTCTTTTATAAGAATATACAACGCCGTTTTTGTAAATTGGTTCCCAGTAATATTGTTGCGCAACAGTTAGTGAGTTATATTCAGCTGTACCAATATTATTACCTTTATCAGACTCCCAATTATTTCTATAATATTTTATTTTTTGTTGGGCGTCTGGGATAGATCCATATTTCTTTGTTATGAAATCTGTAAATTGTTGGTTGTCTAGATACCATTCGTAATAAGGGTCAATTATTTTATTGGAAATGTAGAGAATCCAGCTTTTATAACTGTCCTCATAATATCGATGTGAGAAATGATCAGCCCTTTCAGCGTTAGAAATATCGTATGGATAAAACACGTATGGGCTTTCAGATACTCTATCCAATAGAGTTACTCTTTTGGTGATATCAACGACTTGATTGTTACTGTAAGTTATTACAGGAAATTTTTCGAAATATCTTTCTGGCATTTATGGATCCATCATTCTTATTTGATCTTCTGTCCATAGCTGAATCTCTCTCAGCCTTAGTGTAAGACCTACTACTGTGGGTGCACCGCTTTTATAAAATGATGGTCCGCCAGCGGCTGTATAATCTGCTGAAACTGTGATTACGGCGCAAGGTTTAAGTGCGAACAAATAATCTTTTGGGTTAAATGTAACTTGACAAATTTTAGGATATTTATAGGCAGCTCCCATGAGAGCTAATTTTGGCGCTGCACTAGCCTTAAACTCTTTAATCATTTTCTTCAAATTATTCGATTCAGTTTTATTCGAAGCAGAAAGAGTCCATTGTAACTCGTGTTCTTTATAAGTTGGTCTTTTATAAGTCATGAACACTAATGGACTAAGATAAGATGTTCCGCCACCAGCAGCGCCGCCAATTTGAGCCATCTGAAGCAAAGAACTACCCATCGTCGAAGCGTCATATTCGCTCCATATTTGAGAATTGTTATCAACTATTCTTTTTGGTAAAGGTAGTTTAAATTGACCACCAAAACTGAAATTATATCCTGAACCTCCCCCCAAAAGAGCTCCTGGATTGGCAGAATAATCAGAGAACGAAATACTAGTGTAATATTGTCTATCGCCTTGAAGCAAATCTGAAGGAAAAACATTACCTCCATTATTTTGTTTCTGAGGTTGAGTTGGAAAATTAAAGTTGGCCATCTTTACCCTTTTTAATAAATAAGGTTTTATCTTTATTTATTAGAAATCTGAGAATGGCTACTCACAAAGGTTATTTTAATCCAAGAAACCCGAACAAATACAAGGGCGATCCAACAAACATAATCTATAGATCTAGATGGGAATCCGTTCTCATGGCTCGGTTGGATAAGGATCCCAACGTTATATGGTGGCAAAGCGAAGAAACGATAGTCCCATATCGTTCGCCTCTGGATAATAGAATTCATCGTTATTATGTTGATTTCACCGCTAGGTTAAAAACACCGAACGGCGGAACGAGAACTGTTTTGATTGAAGTGAAACCAGCTGCTCAGTGCAGACCACCTCCGCTCATGGAAGGGCGCAAAACAAAACGATATATAAATGAGGTAATGCGTTGGGGTGTGAACTCTGCTAAATGGAAAGCTGCTCGTGAATACTGTAAAGACAGGGGTTACGAGTTTATTATTATGACCGAAAAAGAACTAGGAATCAAATTTTAATGTCAAACAGATTTAGTAAACTTCTGAGATCTACCGCTATGGACTTATCGAATAAGTCCAAAGATTCTTCTCAGTGGTATCAAGACACTGTATCGAATATGGGTAAAAGAGACCCTAACAAGATATTCGAGAAAAGCAGCAGCCCTCAAATTGGCGCTCTGATGTTATTTCTGTATGATCCCAAATATAAAAACACTCTCCCTTTTTATGACGCTCATCCTTTAGTATTTCCTGTTGAGATGTATCATGACGGTTTTCTAGGAATCAACCTTCATTATCTGCCTCCTTTGGCCAGAGTTAATATGATGAAGGGATTAGTCGATATTAATGATAACGATAAATATATACAAAATAAAAAATTGGTTCTTACGTATAGTTTACTAAAATACTATTCTAACCAATTAAGAGGCGTTGAGAACTGCATAAAGAGATATCTCTTCAATCATGTAAGAAGTTCTTTTTATCAGGTTGATCCGCAAGATTGGGAAAAGGCTGCATTATTGCCTCTACAAAAATGGAATGTTAACCCAAATAGGCGATATGCAGGTTCGCCTCCATATTAGGATCAGAAATGCCATTTAATATACAAGGCTTCAAAGAAAACCTTAATTCCTACGGTTATTTGGATAACAACAGTTTTGATGTAATAATCAAAACTCCAAATATTCTTCAGAATAAAGTTCTAAACAATCAGGGTACTGATAGCGATATTCAAAGAATCGCCAAGAATTTAAAGTTGAGAGTTGAACAGGTCAGAGCTCCTGGTATTAATTTAATGACATCGCAAATACAAAGATATGGTATCGGCTCAGTACAAAATATGCCTATTAACGCTCAATTTCAAGACATAAACATGACGTTATTGATGGATCATTATGGCGAAATATGGCAGTATTGGTATAACTGGTTGAACCTAATATTTGGGTTTAACGGTCTAGAATCCGCTAATGGACCAACAAGTAATTCTTTTCCGAATTATCAAGCTGAGTATAAAGATAATTACTCAACTGTAATGCAAATTATAGTCTACGATCATTTTGGTAATTCTATTCAGAAAATAAACCTCTATGAAGCATTTCCTGTAGCAATGAGAGAAATGCCTCTTTCCTGGGGCGATGGTAGTTTAATGAGATTGAATTTGTCAATTTCTTATACTAGCTATGCATTGGTTGGAAGTTCTGTCCAACCACAACCAGCACCACAACCACAAAGACCTTTCAGATCGATCAGAAATACAACTACGATTAGACCTGGCGTAAATTAAAATAATGGAGATATAATATGTCAACTTTGCCAAAACTTGACCACCCTATTCACAATATTGAAATACCTTCTTTGAAGAAAAATTATAAGTTTAGACCATTTCTTGTAAAAGAAGAAAAACTGTTGCTTATGGCAAAAGAAGGCGGCAGCGATGTTGATGTTTTAGCCGCCATCAAACAAATCGTTAACAATTGTTCGCTTGATCCAAAGTTAGATATCAGCAAGTTGGCTGTGTTTGATTTAGAGTATATCTTTCTTAAGCTAAGAGCTGTTTCGGTTGACAACATAATCAAAGCATCATACAAAGATAATGAAGATGAAACGGTTTATGAATTCGAAATCAACCTAGACGATGTGAAGGTAGAGTTTCCAGAGAAAATGGATAACAATATCAAGATCACTAATAAATCTGGGATATCTCTGAAATACCCATCAGCAGCCCTTTACGAAGATAAAGAGTTTTTGAGTCTGGATAAAGATTATCTGTTTCAATTAATCATTCGTTGTATCGAAAATATTTACTACGAAGATCAAGTTTATGCAGCGAAAGAATATAAAAAGGCTGACCTAGAAGAATTCCTAGAAAATTTGGATATCAAGACATTCCAGAAAATCCAGGACTTTCTAGTTAATGTTCCTAAGATGAAATATGTAATCAATTATAAGAATTCGTTGGAGCACGATCGAGAAATCGTTCTGTCGTCGTTAAACGATTTTTTTACGTGGCGCTGAGTCATAACTCTTTAGCGAATTACTATAAAACAATATTTTCGTTAGCTCAGCACCATAAATATTCTATTACAGAATTAGAAAATTTAATTCCGTTTGAGAGAGATATCTATGTTGAATTGTTGATGGAGTATTTGAAGGAATTAGAGGACGCTAAACAGAGAAGCAAGTAAATGGCATTAGCACCAGAACTTAAAGAAATAACAAGAAACATTTCGTCCGAAATGGGCGGCGTTGTTGGTAATATAAGAAAAACTGCCAGCGATAACCAAAAAATGTTTTCTGTTATTTTGAAAGACATCGGAAAACATTTCGAAGTCCAAAATAACGGTTTAACAGAAGTTTCCGAATCTGTAGAACAATCTTCTAATAAAGTTGCTGCAAAGGTAGACTCAACAAATAGTCTGTTACAGGATTCTCTTGGGCTCCTTTCGAACACTTATGCAGAATTAAGAACAATGAACAGCAACATCAAGGTTATGAATAATAACCTTGGTGACAATAATAAAAGCCTATTAGAAAGACTGGGTTCTGGTTTCAAAGGGCTTCAGAACGTAATTCTTGGGGCTGCTGCTTCTGCCGCTCCAGCCATGCTGGGTCTCGCTGGTGGAATGGCTGGTAGTTTTGGAACTGATATTTTTGGCGGCAAAGCCAATCCAATGGACCATAACGGTAGTTCCAGTGAAGCTATGAGTTTCTTCCAATCAAAAGGTTGGTCAAAAGAACAATCTGCTGGTATAGTTGGAAACTTGCAAGTAGAGTCTGACAATTTTTCATCTGATGTAATAAGTGGAAGAAGAAAAGGCGACGGCGGACAAGCTGTTGGTATAGCTCAATGGCATCCAGACAGACAAGCAAGATTCCAACAAGTAATGGGTAAACCTATAGCTGGATCTTCTTTCAAAGAACAATTAGCATTCGTCGACTGGGAACTTAAAAACAGCGAGAGTAAAGCTGGTGATATATTAAAATCCAAAACGGATGCATCTTCTGCCGCAAGCGCAGTAGATGAATTTTATGAGAGATCAAGCGGCGAACATAGAGCCAAAAGAATAGCAAACGCTGTTTCTTTATCGGACCAAAAAGGCGATGTAACGCCAGTAAGCGGTGGATCTGGATCAACACCAAAAGCTGATGCAACTCCAGCGTCAAAACCAGAACCAATAACTCCTGGTTCTGCAGAACAAGCCGAGAGCACAAAAGAACATAATGGTCATAGCGGTCATGAAGGTATTATTTCTGGTAAAACTAAAGAAAGATCCGCAGACGCAGGCAAAGTAACACAATCGCAATCGGGCACTCGTAATATGCCAATTAACGATAGGTTATTGGGTGTGTTGCAAAAAGCAGCGTCTGAAGCTGGTGTTGCCGTTGATATTACTTCTGGAGCTCAACCAAACTACCCACAAGGTCCAAGAACAGGCTCTACCAGACACGATATTGGCGTTGGTGCAGCTGATCTAGATCTTATGCAAAACGGAAGAGTCCTAACGGATCATAATCCTGAAGATGTAAAAGTAAAAAGAAAATTCGTTGAAGCCGCTGCAGCTGCTGGTGCTACTGGTATTGGCGCTGGCGAAGGTTATATGGGAGCTTCAAAGATTCATGTTGGGTTTGGAAAACCAGCAACATGGGGTGGAGCAGGATGGTTAAGTGGTCTTAATCTTGGTTCTGCTACAAGCCCAGAATCCGAAAAAGGAACTTCTGGTGCAACTCCATATAGTGGCGGATCTGCTGTGACTCCAGGAATGGGCGGTGGATCGTATGATCAGAGACTCGCTGCTATTCAAGAAAACATCAATAAACTTGGTGGTGGTGTTACAGGAATCGGGGCTGAAGAATCTTCAGCGCCTGTTGGTCCAAGTCTTGAGAGTTTACAAATGGGTATACCTGCACATGGAATGATGGGTGCGCCAGTAAACATGCAAAGTTTTATTGAGAACTTAAAATCTCAAGCTGTTCCGCCAGCGCCATCTCCTACTGCCAGTATGGTACCAACCCCAGCAGTAACACCATCTCAGACTATTGAACAATCAAGAATTAATGATGAAATAGAAGATTACGAACAAAAACAAAAAATGGTTGCGTTCGCAGAACAAACCAAAAAACAAACTACTGATATTATATCAAACCAAAATTCTAGTGGTACACCTTCTAGTTTCGATTACAATAATGCTGCTGACACTGGATGGCCTGATTGGGCTGCATTAATTGGTGGTTGGAATTGGGAAGAGACTAAAAAGATAAAACAGAATATGCACTTCTAACGAAAAAAGGGAGCCGAAGCTCCCTTTCTTTACTTTGCTAGATTCTTAAAGAATTCCAACGACTCGTCATCATCTTCATCGGAAGATTCAAACTTTGGAGCAGTCTTTGCCTTGGCAACTGGAGCAGCTTCCTCTTCCTGCCATGGAGCCTCTTCCTCTGCACGAGCACGCTTGGCTGGAGCAGAATCCTCTGCAAGAACCTTTGCTAGACGAGCAGATAGCTCTTCATAGGTCTTGAAGTTAGATGGAGCAAGGAATTCCTGTAGGGAATGCTCTGACTTCCAAACCTTCTCGAGTTCTTTGTCGTCATCAAGTAGTGGCGCTGCCTTTTCAAACTCAGACTTATCGTAATTACGATATCCTTCAAGATTACGAATCTTTAGCTTGAAGTTGGCGCCAGCCCAAAGATCGAATGGGTTTACTGCTTCTTCATCAGCAAACTGTGGTTCCATTGCTTCCTTTAGACGATCAAAGATCTTCTTACCATACTTGAATAGGAAAACCTTACCTTCGTTTGCAGGATTACCTGAATCGCTAACAACATAAATGTTTGAGATAAAATGCAAACGGCGCTTCTGCTTACGAACAATTTCCTTGTTAGCTTCGATACCAGAATTCCACAGCTTTGAGTTATACTCTGAAACTGGGTCGTTCTTACCGAGAGTTGTTAGTGAGTTCTCGATATACCAGCCACCTGGACCCTGGAAACCATGGTCAAACATACGAACGAACGGAACATCTTCGTTCTCTGGCGGAGGAAGGAAACGAATAACAGCATAACCATTACCAGCCTTATCGACTGTTGGCGACCAGAAACGATCGTCTGAAGACTTACCTTCTCCGCCAGATAGCTTATTGAGTTCGGCTGTTAGTGATTCGAGGGATTTCTTGCCTGAAGCGGCTTTGAGGGACTTAAAATCTACCATGTATATTTCTCCGTATTACGATGTATAACAATTGTATGGGCTACGTATAACGCCCAATATATTTAGTTTACTGCAATAGCTTATTTTTGTCAAGTTCTATTTTAGGTTTGTCAAATCGTAAGTTACTACAGTCTTTCTTTTCATAGAATTATTGATTGGACTTCTATGAAAGAAATTCGATGGGAAGGTAAGTATATCACCTTCTTCCAATTTCGGGATAATGATTTCGTCGCTGAATGGCATTTTAATTTCGATGGGAGGACCATCTTCTGGGAATTCCAAATAATATACATTAGACCATCCACAAAGAGGATGTGTATGCCAAGGATGCTCGCTATTATGTTCGTATTGTTGAAACCAATACGTTTCTATTTGACACTCTTTATGCCCTAGTTCTCTGACGACATCCTCGATATATGGGCCAATATAAGGCAAAAGAAACCGAAAATATTCTTTCTGGATTCCTTTACCTACATACCAATCTGTTCTGGTAATATCGCCACTAGATTCACCAACACTACTCTTAATAAGATCAAGAACTTTATCTTTAACTAATTTGTGTTCTTTAAATTTATTGATTTTATAAAACATTATACATTCCAAAGAAACAGGGACCGAAGTCCCTGTATATTAAACTGAAATTTCTTTGTCTGTATCTACGTGAACTACTTTATCTTTAATGATTCTGTAATTATTGTGATCCATCCAAAGAACCCAAATCAATTCAGCCGCTAGTTTGGGTTTGTTAGCTTTAACAATCAATTCCATTGAGTCGATTAGATCTTCTTTAGTCATCTTTTTCTCCTATAAGATGTGTTTTAAGTATCCCACAAGAAAAACATCATAAAACATTATTTATTCGTCGTAAAATTCTAAGATGATTTTTCGGAACTTGTCTTTATCATATTTTATGAAAGGAGTATACTTTTTAACCTTCAGAGAAATTTCGTCCCAGATAAGATCGTATTCCATTTTCTTATCGAAATATGGAAGGGCTTCTGTTAACTCCAACAATATACAAAATGTTTCTAAACACAATGCATTTCTAAGATACAGCTTCAATAGAATTGGATGTTCGTTTGGCTTACATACAAAATTGTAATTGAAAGGCTTGCAGAGATGTTTGTTAGTCTCTTGTTTGAAAACATACGATAGAGACTGATTACGCTTCTTCCATTGAAGATACGTTTCTTGGGCTACTTCGGAATAAGCGAGATCACGTATCCATAATTTTGGATTAACACTAAAATTAGCAACAAGAAACTCGCATACATTTTCATTCTTAGCAAGTTTTTCAAAAAACACCTTATCTTTACGTTTGGCAAATGAAGCTGGTTTTAATCCGGTTTTGCCGTTGTATTTAATGTAGTCGTAGTCGCTTTTGGTAAAGTGGTTTTTGAGGGCGACATAATTTTGATACGCTTCGAAGGCTGACATTTTAACTCTGGCTCACCATCTCTTAAATAATTTAAGAACTTGAAATAAAGTCCTTTTTCACGTCCATAAGCCTCGATCTCCCAAGGCTGTTCCCAATAATCCATTTGTTCGTGAAGATATCTCTCGCCTTGCCACTTGACCATTCTGGTTGGTCGCCAAATGTCTTTCATTTCACCTTTGGCGTATTGCTTGAGGTGGACCATTTCATGGGCTAGGGCGAGCAAAGTCTCTTTTTTATTAAGAGCTCTGTCAATACCTATTACGAATTCTCTGGTATGATGATGGTCATCAGTCCAGTCGCAATAGGCGTAATCGCCCTCGGCTGAATCCATTTTTTCGAACTGAAGTGTCAACTTTATATTATTAAAAAGTTTACCCCCTCCAATAAGATATTTTCCGTAGAAATTCGCCGCTTTTTTCACCATAGGCAGAGATATATGCGAGGGTTTACCAATTGTTTTAATGTGCATATTAGCCTCCAACAATGGTTTAACCCTGTATTTATATCGGAAGGCGTGCTCCACGCTTAAGAATATTCAAATTCTCGGCTTCTGCCTGGATTTTAGCTCTCATAGCTGGATCCTTTTTAATCCAGTATGCAGCCGTCTCGATCTCCAGATTGTTCTTTTCGCACCAGAAAACCACGGCGTCGATATATTCGATGTTCTTTTCTCGACAGAGCTTTTCTACTTCCTCTACGAAGCCTGAATTTTTAAGCATTGTTTTTCGTGTTCCTTCAGTTCGGCGATCCGACGAGTAAGGTACTCTTCTACATGGTTATCATTAAATCTTCGAGCCTTATGTCTATTCAGTTCCTGCTGCAGAGACCAGAGTATAGTGCTGGCATGTGAATACGAATAATTCTCTTTGATTGTGTCCATAGAGTTAGTCCTTAATTGTGATCGTCGTATATTCACCTTTGGTCATTTTATAGAGAGTAGCAGAATTAGTGGGAGATAGACGAACGCAGCCGTGAGAAGCAGGACGCCCAAGAGCACCAACATGAGGAGTAGCATGGATAGCATATCCTCCAGAAAAGAAAATAGAATTTGGCATAGGAGCGTTATCGTATTTCTTACTGTAGTGCATAAGCTGGTAAGAATATGGATGAAACGATCCCGTAGGAGTATAATACCCTTTACGGGCAGTAGAGACAGGCCATTGGTCAATTAACTCTCCATCTTGAAGAACTGTCATAGTCTGATGACGTTTCGAAACAATAATATCGTAATCTGCTTTTACTGGAGTAGAGAAGAACATAGATACAAGAACCAATAAAACTCCAACAACCATAAGTATAACTCCTGCTATGTTAGCAACTCTATCGTTTATCATGAAAGATACCCAAGAATAGCGCCAATAGGGCCAACGAAAACACCAATACAGCGAAGAATGAACTTAGCTGTAATTGGATTATCCATTGTGTTCCAGATTGAGATAATGTTCATCACCCAACCTACGGCAAAAACGAGCCAGATTGCGATTAGCGTAAGATAATAGCCAATACCATAATCTTCATGACCATAATGACGTGCCATAATATACTCCAGTTAGAATGGCGGTCCCGGAAGGATTCGAACCCTCGACCTTGGGAGTAGAAATCCCCTGCTCTATCCAGCTGAGCTACGGAACCATTATTAGTATTATAACCTAGCAGAATTGAAAAGGCAAGTTGTTTCTGTTTCTAGGGACAACTTGCGAACCCCAATGGATCATGCAGCTAGTGCATAAGCTCCAAATGATGCATCATTATCGTTTGCATCTACGTTTCGCCTTTGGTCTCCTTACGACCTTACTGAATCCTGTCGAACCTGAATCGCCCCCATCAAAGATACACCGATTATCATATCCCATCGGCTAGCACGATATAAGACCACACAAACGACCTCGGTGGCTGATGTATCTATGGTGGAGGCGGTGGGAACTGCCCCCACGTCCAAGAAACCTATGTTTCGTCTCTCAACGACCTCGGCAAACTTTATTTATAAATGTTATCTCTAAGGTATTCGTAGTGATTGGGAAGAGTTTTAATGTATTGTTTCAACGCTGCTTGATGATTAAGCCAACTATATTTGATATCATGTAACTCATTAGCTAATTTTGGGTTTCGTTTCATATCGATATTATGATCCATCTTAGTAACAAAACTGTAATTACCTGCCGCCAGAACTCTATGATAACTAAAGTTGCCTTCTTTCATTTTCAATTTTTCTGGATCAGTTGATTGGTTTTGATCATAAAGATCTCTAAACAATTTACTAAAATAATCCCCTTCATGGTTATGATTCATAGCATTGGTTCTATGCTTCCAATAAGGAGAATCTTCTCTTTGAGAGAGAAAATATTGCGCTGTTACCCAATCTTTGGCTTCTGAGGCTTCTTTAATTACGTAATGGTTATAATATTCTCTATCAAAGTTTTTTACATGACAATCCGTATTAAGGAGGATACGAGCAATATTCTCAATCATAGATTGAGTCAAAAATAACCCTGTAGATCTCAGAGGTCCAATGAACGCACAAGAAAGCCCAACTGCAATAACATTTTTATACCAAGGAGCCTTTCTAACTCCTGGAGTGAATTTCATAGAACGAAATTCTAAACCGTCCGCCCTTGAACCATATCTTTTTCTTATACTTTCACGTAGTTCCTCTTTAGCCGATTCTTCGTTGGTATGATTACTGCTATAAACATAGCCAGAACCAATTCTATCCCAAATTGGAATATTCCACTCCCATCCACTATCTAACGCTACACAATCTGTGAAACTAACCATTTCTTCTTTTTTACATTCGTAAGGAATATTGGTCGCAATCGCTCTATCGTTTACAAGAACTTCTGAAAAATCTATTAATCCTATTTTCAACCCTTGTTCTAATAGAATAGATCTAAACCCAGAACAGTCAATATAAAGATCTGCAGTTAGTGGTCCATTCTCATTAGTCTCTAAACATGTGATACCATTGTCATCAGTCCGAATAGCATAAATGTCATCGATGATATGTTTAACACCGTTCGGAATAGCGACAAGGTCTTTTAACATCAATCCAAATTTATAAGCGTCGAAATGATACGCTTTTTCTATATTAGGATTCCATTTCATTGGTCCTGGTTTGTCAGTATATTTGTTTTGAAGAACCATATGATAGTTGTCATCAAAAAATTCAGGAAAATCAAAAGGCTGGAATAAATCTGGATATTGATGACAAAGGTTATAGAATAATTTAATATCTCTCATAGGGACTGGAGGCGTAATCCCCTTAGTCAAATCATAAAAACTTTTACCCTTCTGATAAAAGTCTGTTAGCCTAATGGTTGTTTTATAAACAGCGTCACACTTTGGCATCCAAATTTGTTCTGGGATACCAAATGGTTTCATAAACCTATTGATGTTTACTAAACTTGATTCTCCAACGCCAATAATTGGAACGTTTGTGGACTCTATCAGAGTAATGTTAACATTAGGTACATTTTTAGACAAAAGGGCAGCAGTCATCCAACCAGATGATCCGCCGCCCACAATCATAATACTTTTAACTTTCATTGAGTTTGTATCTCGTTTTCAAATTCCTCTATTAAAGGAACAGGTGGTTCTTTAGTGGCACGGTCTATTAGAACTGTCCCGTACAATGCACTTACCGATGGTCGCCAACTCATTACAACCAGTGACGCCCAAACTAAGAAACACCAATGCAATTGATAGATATACTTTCTTCATCCTAAGATCCTTTTTATATCATCTAGAGTCCCGATATAATGACCATTTCGAAAGGCTACTGGACGAGCTTCGTCGATACCAGCATGCCTGATGAATGCGGCCATGGTAGAATACATAGCAAAGTATTTCGGTTCAATACCTGTTTTCTGTATAATATACTGAGATAATTGATCGGTTTCTTCGTTATAAACTTGACCGATAACTGACCATCTATCTGACACGTTACTCTCCTACACCACCTTCTATATTAGGTTCATGATTTTCCAACTGAACACCGTTTATTGAAAACCACTCATCAGAACCTTGACGCTGATACTGGATATCCTGCATAGGAACCATTACCATTTCCTTGGTCTGTGGGTGAACCATCATCTTCTGAAATACAACCATTCGCAAATCAACGATTGGATTCTTTTTATTTAATCCTCCCACTGGAAGTCCACTAGCGGCGACAGCGCCATCTGGTCCTAGAATACTCATGTCTTTTGTCCTTTATACTTTTCAAGTAGATTCGAGAGAAACTCAATAGCTGAGTCATTAAATGTTACATCGTTTAGAATACCGGTAACGCAATATTGCTTTGCCTTCAGCGCATTGCCATCCGAAGCCTTATCATATTCAACGATATACAGATGACGATCCTTAGACATCATTGCTTCGTTAATCTTACCATTCTTTTCGCCATTATAAAGAGTAACCAACGCCTTCTCGTCGATCATCTTCATCATCTCTGCATTAGGATAGCATTTTAAATCTTCCGCCTTGGCCATATTATGGACAACCATAAACCCTAGCGCAAAGAAAAAAATAGCAATCAAACTTTCTTTAGTTCTGCTCATTGTCAACTCCAGATATAGATTTCATCAGGTTAATATCATAGTCTATTAGTCTAGACAAAGACTGGATTGCATTTTCTTTACTAACACCACCAGCAACCTTATCTCTAGACCACATAACATACTTAATTAGCATGTTAACGTCAATCGCATTTTGATCCTTCAATTCATTCATGCTACTTATCTAGCCTCATAACTGCTGATGGGTGCAAACAAACTGCACTACTAAGAGTCAGTGCTGACATACCACCAGCATCATTACACTTTTTTACGAAATTATCATTATAGCTAACAAAGATGCCAACCATAAAAATAAACGTTCCCCATACTAATAGTTTTGTCATGTCACCACCCTTAACAAAATCGTGTTTTCGTTGATACGATACGCAAGAGGCTTCTCCGTCTTGATCTCATCAAAGACTTTTCGTAGGACAAGTTTGCCACCCTCGAGTATGCGCTTGAGAAACTCATTTGGATCTTTCCGTCCCACAGACCTGGTAATAGAATTAGATTCGCAATAGTTCGTAATGCTAGTGCCCTTGACCTGGAGCCCACCACGATCAATCGCTGTAAGCCTCGTAATCGTCTTATACTTTGTATTGAAAGTCCAGAGCTCCATTGCGCCGATGACTTTCTCCGGAGATACTGATGCAATCTTGTAAGTTGCATCTTCCTTCTGGTACTTGAGATTTTTGATTTTCTTTTCGACCGACACTGCTCTTGGCTTGCGAGTCTTTTTAATTTTCTTTGTGTTCGAAGAATATCTCTCCGCATCCTCGATAAGCGTGTTGTAGAACGATACAAGATTCTTGATTTCAGCTTTTTTGAGGTGGCGATATCCCTCTTTGAGTTGTTCATCTTTACCCTCATATGCCTCAAGCAATTCATCTAATACTGGGGTAAATTTAGAGATGATAGAAGTAGCGTAGGCGGCAGGAATGTTATTCGACTGCAGCCATTCATACAAAGAAAACTCTACATTGTCGTAGATGTAATCGTCTATCATACCCTCAATTTCGCCAAGAATGTCATGTGTACGCTCACGCATACGGTCTTGAATGGAAACTACTGGCTTACTATCTTCTTCCTTAGTCTCCTGAACATATTTATATGTTTCTTTGATACGATCGTTTATATAATCTTGTGTATCAGTAGGTAACGTAAACCCTCGAGATAAGAGACGACAAACCCAAGCAACAGTAGTAGGTATAAGATTATCTGGAACAGATTTGATTTTCTTGGCGTCATTAACACGTCCTAGATTTTTAAGATAGGTAACAATATACTCTTTGGCTTCTGAATTGGTGCACATGTAGTTATACCAATTCAAAGCATTGATGTAATCAGTTTTTGACAGAGGCTTTGTAAAATTAGGCTCGTCGCCCAGATGCTTCTTATTAACAATGTAAGCCTCCGACTTCGTAACACGAATAGTTTTTGGTTTACGTTTAACAAGAGCAGGGCGACGAGCCATATTATCCTCCAAGGTTACATATATTGTACCCTAGTTTTTATAAAAAGTCAAGCTGCTTCTGCCATTTCGACAGCGAGCTCAAGAGCCTTAGTCTTCAGATTCTTGTTGTATCCATACCAAGCAGACTGGATACGAGAATCAGCCGAACGACCAATCACGTGATCAGTCATGAAAGTAACAGCGTTGAACGGTTGCCACCAAGTTCCCTCGGCGTATTCATGTCCAGGCTGAGTATTGATAATGCTCAGAGCAATATCAGCATTCTTCGAACGCTTACCTTCTTCTGGATTCTTCGTATTAAGAGGAAACACACGTTCAAAGTATTCAACGATAGATTCAGTCTTAGCCTTCTTAGAACCAAGGAACTGAGCCATCTCCTTATACTTCTGCAACTTGTCGGTAGCAATGCCAAGCATATCCTTCACATTAGCAGGATTAAACTGCTTACGGTGGGAAATCTTGACCATACGCTCTACAGTCGACGAGAGAGAAAGTGTAAGAGTATTATTGCACACAACACGAATGGGAGTGAAGCGCACGTCAGTAGAAAAACCATACTTATGAAAATTAGAAAAGAGTAGATAAGAGTCAATCTGATCTCCCTTAAAGAGCTCAAACGACTCCTTAACCTTAGCCAAACCCCAAACGATCTGACCATCCTTCAGAGAGCCAGCAGTATGCATCTCCATATCACCAGCCATAACGAATTCATTGAAGAAGTCAAACGCCTCGGCATTCTGGACAGGATTCCAGTCGTCAGAAACAACGTCAAGCAATTTCTTGTCCTTACTACGAACAAGAGCAGACTGTTTCGTCTCAATCACACTGTCCGGATCGTTATCATCAAGAATAGCAAACGTAGGATACTTGCGGACTTCCCAATTCAGACCAGCAGCCTCGAGCATCTGTTCGGGCGTAAGATCCGCAGGAACCTTAACACCAAGACCGTGCCACGGAACGTCGCCAGCATAAGCCATCTGAGCAACGCCATCAATCTCTTCAATCATATGAGCCATTTTAGATCTCCTTCACATCAACCATAAACATAGTATAGCTCTATCTTTTAAAAAAGTCAAACTCTTTTTTTAGACCGCAGAGGAGATAATAAGAGCTTTGTCAAGAGTATCTTTATATTGGAATCTAAACCCTTCTAGCCACTCTTTTTGTCTATAAAGCTCGTTTTGAACTAGTTTCTCATCCTCCTGATCGACAGAAAGATAATCGTAAGGGCAATCGTCAACAGATCCGCCGTTAGTGTAATGTAGTTTACCTTCTTCGAAGAACTGATTAGTATATTGCCAGTCGTTCATCTTTTACTCCTCTACGGGCTGCTCTTCTTTTTTAGCGGATTTACGATCTACATCTTTAAAATTTTCTGGATGCTTTAAGACACCAGCCAGAAATTCAACAGCTTCTTTAATTTCTTCGCTGTTATAATTAGCAGCGATTCTTTCTTCTCTTAGATATGCACTCAAAAGACAATAAGCCTCGTTGACTGCATAATAACTAATCTTGTCATCAATAAACATGAACCCTCCTGTTACTTCTTAAAAGAGAAATAAGAATCTATTACTTTGCATAACTGGGGTTCAAGTGCATCATAATGCTCTTTGTCCATAATACCGCAAAGAATATCTTGATAATCGTCTATATCTAAGAACTGTTTACATAGTTCTAAGAAATCTTGTCTCGTTTTTGGTTCCTCAACAGGCACACCATGAATGTTGGGGCCAGAATAAAATTTAAGATCTTCTGCAATATGTCTAGCAATAACAAGTTTTGCTTTATCGACATACTCTTTCATTGCCTGTAGTTCTAGTTCTTTTTTAGATTTAGGAAAAGGAATAACCTCTGCAGTCATCGCCCGAACTCCTTAGTGTCTTTGGCGACACATCTCACTTTAATATAATAATTATCGCCTATTTTTGGCGAAAAGGCAAGTTTTGCGGCTCGCTCATAAGATTCCTGGATGCATGACATCGGCGTGTTTTTGATCTCTCCCATAACAATCGTCGTGTCTCTTCCGCCTTCTTTACATTCCACAGGAGAGAGTAGAGAGTTACAAATAAGAATAACTGGAACATATTCGATCATCCTTGACACTTAACGCCGAATTTAGCTTCGACACCCATTACTTTACCATGAAGGGTGCCAATATGACAAGCCTTCGGTTCAATCTCTACATGTTGTTCTTGGCAAACACCACTAACGCACATGAATACAATCGCTGCAACTAACTTCATAATAAATCTCCTAATACACGGAACTTGTAAGCAATACTTATCCTCATAGATTTACAATGAACCGTGGGTTCGAGTGGACAATGCGGCATTTTAGAATCAAACAATACTGCCGAATTGCTTTTTGGAAAGATGTTTTCTATAATCTTTCCGCCATATTCCATAAGAATTAAATGCCCACCGTATTCTGGCTTCCAGTTCTTATGGTAATAATACACCAAAGTATAATACTCGCCCTCTGCATTTTCTAACACATCAACATGAGGATGACCACATTGACCATGAGTGTTACCATTAGCGTATATCTTAATAGTTTCTATTTGTTTGTTTAAAAACTTTTGTATTTTTGATTTGAATAGATTTTCTATTATTTCTGAAGGCAGGGTTTTATCCCAATGGTAAGTAGGCTCTGGGATCTCAGGCACTGATGAGCCCACCAATTCCCAATTATATTTTTTGAATTCTTCGTCGAGAAGAACCATTTCTTCTTGTGAAAAGAATTCCTCATCGACGAAGATGTTTCGCATTAGACTTGAAACTTAAACGTTCCTGTAATACTTGTTCTATATGTATCATTCGCAAAACAAGGTCTAACGCCATGTTGCATTTCACAAGGAAATAAGATAAAATTATTTTCCCAATCTTCATTAACAGGAATAATATATTCCTTCGGACGCCCCAAAACATCTGTATAATATAACGAGAAATTAGAAGTCATTTCTTCTGTTGGTTTGACAAAAGAAGGAGGAGCCTTAATACCTAAATTCATCCAAATAATGAACGAAAAGATACCATCATGTTTATGTGGGAGATTACATTCATGTCTATCGAGAAAATTAGCCATCAAAGTGTCCAAAACCAATGGCGCTCCATTCGTTAGGTAATTGATTTCTTTCTCGTAGCCAAACGTGTTAAGATAAGCGGAAACGTATGGCAGCAATAACTTTTCTGCATGATGCTTTGTTCTTTCGAGATAGTAATCTTTTTGGATTACTCTTCTTCCAGTAGATCTTAGTTCTTCTTTTACATCCGGTAATTCTAAAATTTCATTCTTAATCGGAGCTAGATCTCCATCAGAAAACTCTGACTGAATGAATCCGTAATTAGGAAACGTATTAACAACATATTCTTGCATAATTATTTTACCTCATTTTTAATTTGCACAAAATACTTTTTCAGTTCAGGAGAAGCATTAGATAATGTAGATCCACAAACTCCTATACGAATCAATTCTGACAATTCAATTATGTCTTTAACTGTGATAGTATCATCTGGTTTAAACTCAAACAAATTAGATTGGTTGTATTTTGTTGGTTTCTTCACAATATATCCTTTTAGTGGTGCTGCCGGAGAGATTCGAACTCCCGACCTGATGATTACTAATCAACTGCTCTACCAACTGAGCTACGGCAGCATTAACACGTCGTCGCTTTTGACCGTCATATCAATTTTATTAAAAAACGCAGTAAAAGTCAATCTTGAATTTTCATTTTCTCCGAAACCACACATAGCACTATGATTAAATTTAGATTTATACAAGACTAATCTATTATAGATGTTTTCAATATACTCTACTTTATTATCGTCTTTAAATATCATCGTTCCGCTATTCAAAGGAGGATTTTTATTAAGATATACCACTCCCGCATATATACATCTAGCGTCTGTGTGTATCCAAGAATTCTCAAAAATACAATCTTTATCTAATCTATGGAAGTAAAAAGTCCCTTCCCAATTGTAATTATATGAGAATTTATCATATGCTCCTAAGAAACAACCATTAAAAATGTCATGTACCAGAAGATCAGTTTTTTCTTTATTTTCTAAAGAAGTTTTGTGTAAAGGGTATGTTCTTTTACCTTTCCAATATGTTCTTCTTTCATCATTAAATTTCTGAGTATCATTCTGAAAAAATTTTAAAGTGTTCGCCCACTTAACAATCTCATCAGGATAAAGAAAGACATTATCAATCACATATATGTCTTTTAGCATCTATCAACCTTAATACATTTTCAATGTCGTCTTGATCAAATTTCGTAATACGTATCTCGTATTTATCTGGCTCTTCAAATATCTTGTTGGTGTCTTCGTATCTACCTTCTTTGATAGTATCCATCCAGATAGTTATGTCTGGTTGGAAGAAACTTCTATACAGATTTCTTGGACAAACAAAATCACAAATAGCAATAATATCATTCTTACAACAAATCTCAGCATTCTGGGTCATACGACACAACTGACGAAATCTACCGATGTCTGAGAAATCCCAATCATCGTAGAATTCTCTCATCTCATCGCCATTGTATAAAGCGACTAATTCGTTTTTATCGTTAAGGACATCAAACAATTTGTTAGCAAATGTGGTCTTCCCGCTTCCAGGAAGTCCAGTCACAAGTATTTTCATCAGTCTGTACCGTGGATATGTTCTTTTAGATAATCATACATTGTAGGACAATCTTTGACTATTTCCTTCCACTCAGCCTTTTTCTTATCTAGGTTATCAGCAGCTAATTTATATTTTTCTTTCCACTCTTCTTTGCATATATCATTATACGCATACAAAGAATTGTTATCAGTTGGAAAATAATTCATACCAGAAGAAATAAATGGTATACCGCCCAAACCAGTAAAACCATAATTTTCCATTCTAGCGTCTGCAGCCCTAGTAAAACCACTTACTTCGCTTGTGTCTACCTTCTTTGTTATTGATCCAAAGTCTCTTTTACCGATATCTCTCCAATATGGAGTATCGTCTCTGTGAGACAAAGCGTAGTGTAATGCAACGAAATCTGCAAAAGCCTTGAAGTATCTTCTACAAGCATAATTATAAACGTCAATGTCCCACTGGCTCACATAACCTTCTGAATCTCTACCAAGAATACGAATCATTCTCATCAAAAATTCATGAATGCTAAGAAGTCCATTACTCTCAAGCGGCTCAATGAATCCCGCAGACAATCCAATAGCTGCTACGTTCTTGACCCAAATGCGCTCGTGGATACCAACACGTGATTTGATATTCTTAAATTTAATTCCTTGGTTATTAAAATCCATCTCGTCATCAAAATGACCAGTGCTACGGAGATATTGTTTAAACTCTTCTAGAGCATCTTCATCACTGATGTATTTGTCTGAATAAACATATCCTGTTCCCAAACGATTCCACAATGGGATTGTCCACACCCAACCATTATTAATAGCGTGGCAGTTGGTATATGTAATCATTTCCTTACGCTTATCAACATAAGGAATCTGAGCAGCCCAAGCAGAATTGTTTGGTAGAATATCGCTCATAGAAATGAACGGTTCGTTTAGAGCTCCAGCTAAAAGAATAGATTTGAAACCAGTGCAATCAATGAACAAATCGGCGGTGACTTTTTCGCCATTATCTAGCTGAAGAAAGTTGATACCGTTCTCATCATCAAAATCAACCATCTTTACTTCAGCTAGTATATTCTTAACACCACGTGGAATAGCGTATTCTGTTCTTAACCAATTAGCAAACTTGACAGCATTAAAATGATAAGCTGTGTCTTTTCTGAAATTGAAGTTTGGTAATACACCTTCTGAGTTTTCAAAAATTTTATTTTCATTAACCAACGCCATGATTGGACACATACAATCTGCATAATCACTATTAGGCGTTTCTGGGTAAAGGAACTTTTTAAAATACCAATCATTTAATACAGCAACATTACCATCAGTATTGGTAGAACCAAACGGATAATGAAACGCTCCAGCGCCTTTTTTATAAAAGTCCTCGAATCTAATAGAAAGTTTATACGTTGCATCTGTAATTTTCATGAAATCTTTGTCTTCGATCTCAAGAAGTTTTAACCAAGAATTAATAAAACCTAATGTTGACTCTCCAACACCAACAGTTGGAATATTTGGCGATTCAATTAGAGTAATATTTTTATTAGGAAAAACTTTGATCAAAGTGGCTGCAGCCATCCATCCAGCTGAACCACCACCAACGATGACAATCTTATCAATTTTCTTAGTCATTTAATTTCCTTTATAATCTATAGAACTTTTACGGCTACGTCTAGTTTCTTCAACGCCATTAGTGTCGGAATCGTATTCTTCATTAACTGATTTTAAAATTGAAACTTTATAATACTGTTCGTTTGGTTTGGATACAGGAACGTTCTCGCCACAAGTTCGGGCGCAAACTTTCAATTTTTCTTCTCCCCAATATTCTTTATGCCAATCAATAGATTGCCACTCATAGCCATCCAAAACATCTTTTAAGGATTTAACCCTCAAGTCATTTCCAAAATTTTTCTCAATTCTTTCAATAAACTTTAACTTTTGATTATCTATTTCTCTAATCATATTAATAAATCTAGAGTCACGATCATCGTTATTTGGTAATTTCTTTACTGGAAATTTAGCGCCAACTCCAATATAACAACATGGGAACATTTTCTGCCAAGCATCAATATATACTTCTTTGTTCTGGAGAACAGGACAATTAATAACAGATCTATCGATGTAGTCATTATATCTATCACTGAACTCAAAATCAAGATATTTCATGTCTTGATCGGAGGAAGAAGGTTCTAGATAATGCGTAACATTTCCTTGTTTATCTACTACTTTCATTTTCTTGGTGTTAAAAAACCTTAGAGTTTTTCTGGCGACAAATCTAGCAAATCCTAATTCTTTGGCTATTTTCTCACATTCTTGTTCTTGATGTTCGTTATGTTTAAACGATAGAAACACCCATACAGCGTTTCCGCCAGCTTCTATGAAAGATTTAGCATTACGTATAATTGTTTCGTATTTTGTTCCGATACGATGTAGATGGTGAGTGTCCTCTAGTCCATCAATTGCGAAATAAACGTCGCTAACCTTTGGCATAACTTTGGCTAATTGAGCCCACCACTCTGGTTTACGGGCACCACCATTTGTATGGATTCTTATATTAATCTTTGGATTGACAAATGAAGTATATTCGATCATATCAATTAGATCGTCGTTTAACATAGGGTCTCCATAATTTCCAGAGAACCTAAGAAATTCCATCTGTTTTAAAACGTCTTCATTGAGAATTCTTCTATAATCTTCAAATTTCCAAGAAATAATAGGCAAGCCAGGATTTACAATTTCACCATTAATATTTCTGGCGCACATTGGACATGCAGCCTGACAATTACTAGTAATCTCTAAATGCGCTGCTCGAAGTTGATCAAATCTAAACATTTTTATTCACCGCTGAATGGACACCCTCGTTTTTCATTTCTTTTTAAGATGGTTTTGATTTTTCTCCATCCATAGAAACTATATGCTGGGGAGTTGACCTTTTTCTGATATTCGCCCTTAGTTAATAGATGAACTTTATGTTTGAGTTTCTTTTCACTAAGTGGTATGACATGCACCATAGGCGTACCTATAGGAATTATATACTGATCTTGTTTTCTAGGAACCATAATAAAGAAATTGCCAGAAGAAGCCAAATTAAAATTAACAACGCCTGGTAAAACTTTTATATCATATTCACCAAGAGCCCATTCCGCTCCAACAAATAGAAAATTTATGTTTTCTTTACAATTAAACAACCATGGAGATCTCATCTTTAAATTGAAATATTTTGAAAATGCATTTCCGTATTGTTCAGGGTTGTGAGAAACTGGATCAGGTGGTGAAGAGAAAAAACACTGAAAGTTGTTTACGTCAGTCTTAAACCCCATATCACACCATGATTCAATCACAACGCCTTTCTTATAGAATTCTAAAAATCCATAACAAGACCTTAAATTTCTATGTCTTGATTCTAGATTATCAAAATCTAAATCGACCGGAGTTTCTGGAATTGGAATATTGTTAAACCATTCAGGTTTAGTTAATGAAGCATTCACAATGGGAGTATATTTGTTGACATTCCCATCGCTTGTGAAACAATCTAAATGAATTACTGGAGTTTTGTGAAAAAATGTAAACATTAGTAAGCACTTATCTTCACTGTTGGTTTGGTTTCATTATCTTTTTGTTTACCGAAATAAATTTCAGCAGGTTTATGATCTCTTAATAATTTAAACTTATTGATACCTAGTTCCATGAATGGTTCTTTTTCCCAGGTATGATTAACCCCATCATAATTGTAGTCATACTTAGGGTCTTTTTGTGAACATTCGTATCGAATACCTTTGTCCCCTCTATTAAACTTAGAGAAAAACCCATAACACAATTTAGCTGGACATGTAAATGCGCATCCAGTAACTAGAAACAATCTAAGTCGCTGTCTAACTTCCTTATCTAAGGAAGAAAGCAATTCTAAATTAGTATTAAATGCTGCTGGTAGAGGAACAACAGTATCATATAATTCCAGAGATTTGTGTAGAGTGTAAACGTCTGAAATTTCTTTAATGACTGATGCTTCTAGTTTATAGAGAGGAAAATCTCTTCGTATCCATTTGGCCAAATTATTTTTAACACAAATGATTGAATTGCCTTCACGATGATATTTTTCAAGAAACGGAATGGCTTCTTTATAAAGGTCTTCTGTAACCAACGAGGAAGTCAGCGGAATGCGATAACCAATTCCTTGATTATACATCCACTGTATATCTTGTTCTACCAATTCTGGTGAATTTTCTAGATAAGGTCTGCCACCGTATATTCTGCACGGAAAATCTGAGAATGCAAATACTGAATCGATTCTATTCAATTCAATATCTGGAAATCCTTTTGAAAGGAAATCACTTATATGTTGATTTGGTAATTTAGCTCGACCAGATACGGTATACGTATAATCCATTCACTGCCTCCATTGAATATATCATATTTATTCCTCGAGGCGCTGGACCATAATATGCGAACTCATTGCTCCACAAAGAGCAATCATTGCACATACGAAGTTAATAGTTGATTCTGGTAACACAAGCATGAAAAATGCATTGGTTGTCAGAAAGAATACATTAATACGGAACATCCAACGATGGAACCTTGGATCGTTTAGCAATTCTTCCTCCATTACAGGTCAATATCTTCGAAAAAGTCTTCAAGAAGAGCCTGGAACTTCTCAGTAAAGCCATATGCCTTGTAATCTTTATACAGTTCTTTTAACTCATGGACGTCACCAAGCTCACCACGAATGACCGTATAACCACGATCCTGGAGCTCATCAACCAGATCATTATCGTCGAATTCGGTCATACTAACTTCTACATAAGCCATATTATTTCTCCTTCAAGAAAGATAACCAATCATACTATAGTTTTTGAGAAATTTCAAATATATTTTTTCCAATCATACTCAACATCTCCATAATAAAGATCGTCTTTTTCTCCGTAATCAATTATTAGATGAATACGGTTTTGATCGGAATCGTTTCTACCAGAGTGAGGTATGTTATTATTGAATTCGACGAGATCTCCAACTTTCATATTCAGAGATTCGTTAACAGAGGGAAACTTAAAAATAACATTTTCGTTTGTAAAAATGGGAATATGAATACGAATTGTGTTTTCATAATGATACATATAATCTATGTGCTCGGGAATAACGCTATGAGCTTTCATATTATTGAGGGTAATTCTTTTTATCTGTTTATTAGAATAATGACGATTGAATATTTCTGTAATCTTATCGATTTCATACTCAAAAAGTATTAACAGCTGTTTGTTAACAATAGTATTCTGAAGTATTATATTTTGTTTCTCAGGAAGTGTGAACAGAAAGATCATATCCAATGATTGGATTTTATTCATCTCATTCCAAGGAGGGCCAGGATCGTAGCAATAACTTTCCCAGCCCTTATTTAATATGTAATTGGTTTTATCGATCAACGATTTAGGGTCAATATGTCCTAAAATATTATAAGCAGAATTCACAGATTACTTTCCTATTGTAATCATTCCAACCAACTTCTTCATCAATTGTTCGTCTGGGACATCTGGCTTTCCACCAGAAGCGCTATGAAGGTCGATACCGATAACTTTGGCCAAATCCATAACTTCATCAAAATACAAGTTTGGTTTACTTTCCTGCCATGCTTTTACGTCAACATTCCAGTAGTAAGTTTTACCATCTTCTGGTTTCGGAATTGGTGGAACAAGAGATAAAGTATTTTCATCAAAAACCCAATCGCTTAGATCTGGGTTAATACGTTTGTATTTTTTAATTATTTCATCTCTTTCTTCTTTGTTCATTCTATGGATGTGGTGCACTTCATGCCATGTTTCTTGACCATATTCCTCTGAGAGTTCTGGACTATGTTCGTAATCCAAATATTCATATTTTTCGTATGGGTGTAATTCTGGAACAGGAACCTTAACGAACTTAACAAATCCTTTTGGTGGATTAGTAGGATCAAACCCTTCGATCAAATCTGCAAGGTTTTGCTCTAGAATTGGATGTGACTCTGGTCTACCATTTTCATCCAGTTTTATGAATAGTGATTGTTCTGACATTTTTAACTCCAAACTGATACGTATACTGCGCCAGTGCCACCTGTGCCGCCATTATGATAGCCTCCGCCACCACCTCCACCAACGTAGATGCTAGCTGTTGTAGCGTATCCAGGACCATTAACACCCTTTGTCCAAGAAGCAGTTACACGACCACCACCGCCACCAGCACTTCCATTACCTCCAGAACAACCGAAAGCAGTTCCACCAGAACCACCTCCGCCTCCACCACCAGTAATTACATCTCCGCCATAACCGCCACCAGCACCACCACCAGAGCCACCATAAGCTGTTACATCAATACCACCAACACGATAGTAACTAGAACCTCCGGCACCACCGCCTTCACCACCACGTCCATTACAGCAGTATGCAAAGAAACAGAATTGCCCACACCATCCAGTACAAGTGTCGGATCCGGAACCTCCATTTCCTCCACCACCGCCACCTCTGACGTCAGCACTCATATATTGATATGAAGGTACAACAAGAGAATACGCTCCTGAAGAAGTATACGAATAACTGTTATTAGCTGGTTTTGAGTAACCGTCTGTTATTGCTATTTGTCCAGAAGTCTTTTCCAACAAATATCTGATATCAGAATCATTTAGCCCAGACGCTGCTCCAGCATTGGCATATACAATAGCCGCTATTTGAGAAAACGATATTTGGCCAGAAGATGGTAATGCCATTTAATTATCCTTATTGGTGTTTTCTGTATCAGCACCCCATTTATTTAAAGGACATGTCGAATTCGGTAAAAAGGTCTTAAACAACATGACACAACCACATTCTTTACATTGTGTGGTTGTGTCATTATATTTGTCACATTCTAGACAGATCAGCAAACGTTTTTTTGCTATAGCCTTACGATGCTTCACTGTTTCGTCAATAATAGTCATAACCGCCCTATACAGAAGAGTCTTATTTTATAGACTATTTATTCACAGTTCTTACTCTTAGAGACGGTCTACGCCTTAAACCCTATAATCAACTCGCAATCACTGACACCACTAAAGGTGCAGTAATTGACAACCCCGACACAGCACCAATGGTTCCTAGAAAGGGATCCATAGGGACCATTTTCTAGATCATGGTAATAGATCATTTCTTAACAGTCCTAAGAAACTCAAGATATTTGGCAAGAGAGATATATCCCTGGACCATCAAGAGTTCCATAGCAGCGATTTTAGCTTCAATCTTTTCTTTATCAGTCATGATTCAAACTCCATATTACGATTCTTCATTTCAGTAACCAGAGCCCAGTATTCCTTTTCAGTCTCACCACGTTCTTTGGCTTCGGCAGACCAATTACCTTCTGCGGCCATATAATACATATGGAGACGCCAGAGACGATCATATTCAGTTTCAAGTTCTTCGTTAGTTAGAACAGTAAGATCTTTCATCGCTTATCATCCAGTCTATTAAAGATTGCAGTAAGCAGCATAACAATACCCCAGAGCAAATTAACAACCGCACTGGCCTGATCATGCCTATACCATTCATTATACCATGCCAGACCTAGAAAGGCAGTTGAGAAAAGTTGGAAGAATTGAGCCATCATTGTGACATTCCTTTCGCAATACGTGCTTTAATTTCCATACGATCACGGATATCCTTTAGCATCCGCACATGTTCATCCCGAGCAGTATAGTGGTCAGCAAGAATTTCGAAGGCGCTGAGAACATTTAAGCTATCTTGCACATCCTCACGCTTAAAGTCATACTTAACAGGATCTTTCATAAT